ACGCCAGGGATAAGGTTAATCATCTTGCGGATTCCCTTGTTGTAAACCCACTCAATGAGGAAGTTCACAGGCTTAGCCGCAAGCTTCTTAAGGTCATTCCAAATCTTGCCGATAGCGTCAACGCCCTTCTTAAACCCTGGCTTCACCTTGTCATTGATGAAGTTCTTAAGAGCGTTGAAGACAGGCTTGATGCCGTTGTTCCATACTCCGCTGATGGTGTTCTTGATGCCGTTCCATACAGGCTTAACTACGTTGTCTCGTAGCCAGCGGAATGCATAAGCAACCGTGTTGGTGATTGCATTCTTGATGGCATTGAAGACACCCTTGATGAGCGTCCAAGCACCCTTGATGGCAGACCAGATGCCGTTGAATACAACCTTTACGCCCTCTCGGAGGTACTTAAAGATAGGCATTACGACATTGGAGATGGTCCACTTAATCGCGTTGAAGACACCCTTGATGAGTGTCCAAGCGCCCTTGATAGCGCTCCAAATACCCGAGAAGACAGTCTTAACGACGCTCCATAGACCCTTGATTACTGGCCATAGAACGTTGACGATGATGAACTTCCAAGCGTTGAAGATTGCCTTGACGCCAGCCCACCAAAGAGCGATTCCCTGACCGATGAAGCCAAAGACAGGCTTGACGACGTTAGTCCAGAGCTGCTGAATGATTGGCCATAGAGTGTTCTTGATGAATCCCCAGAAGGCCATCAGGGCAGGCTTGATGTAGTTGTTCCAAGCCCCAACAACAGCGTTCTTAACGCTTGTCCAGACACCGTTAACGATGTTTCGGAACGTCTCACTCTTCTGGTAAGCGAGGATGAGTCCACCGGCAAGCAGGGTTAGCCCTGTAAGGATGAGACCTAGAGGTGACATCCTCAATGCAGCGTTTAGAAGCCTCTGAGCGAAAGCCCAAGCCTTAGTAGCCGCCGCAATGACCTTCTGCCTAGCCGCCGCTAGGTTGATGTTGGCAATGAACTTAGCCATAGCCAAAGCATCCTGAGCAATCTTGACCGCCCACATAGCCGCCCGGTAGGCGTAAGCAGTCGCAATGATTCCGGCGATAGAGGCACCAAGAATCTTGAAGAAGGTTGCGTTCTCCTTGATGAAACTGCCTAGCTTGATGAGCATAGGAATGACGTTGGTTCCGAGGTAATCGACGAACGTCTGCTTAAGGCTCCTGTAGAAGGCCGTAATGTTGCCCTGAGCGTTCTCGTGCATGGTCTTGCCAGCCTTATCGACTGCACCACCGACCTTGCCAACCTCAGAAGCAGCCTTAGAAAAGTCAGTGTTGAGAAGAGCCTTGCTGTTGTCTTCCCACATGGTTCCGAAGAGACCAACACCAACGTTATTCTGCTCAACAGGGTCCTTAATGGCCTTAATCTTCTCAAGGATGGTAGAGGTAGCCTTAGCCGCAGCAGGACCACCCTTAGCAATCTTGGCTGCCATATCGTCGGCATTAAGACCTAGGGCCTTGTAAGCCTCAACAGAGGTAGTAGAGCCATCGATAGCCCTAATACCAAATTCCTTCCAAGCGTCACCGATAACGTCTAGGTTCCTAGCACCACCGGCAAGACCCTGCTTCATGATTCCAAGAGAGGTCTTAGCGTCTAGTCCTAGCTTGCCTAGGTATGGCGAATACTCGTTGAACGTGTCTAGAAGGTCCTGGCTAGAGTTAAGTCCTAGCTGATTACCCTTCATGATTACGTCAAGGGCTTCCTTGTAACTACCGGCAAGGCCAGAAGTCACAAGCTGCTTAGCCGAGTTGGTGACGCTTGTAGCCTCTTCCTCGGTAAGACTTGAGATAGTGGCTACCTTGCTAGCGACATCGGTAACAGCCGCCTTTGATGCATTACGCATCTCTGGGATGCCCGACAAGACAGCCTGAACAGTTAGCTGGTTGTCCTCTACGGACTCACCGAATCCCTGCTTGTATAGCTGCCCGGCAATGGCACCAAACTTCTTCTGCTCACCCGAGGTAAGTCCTAGCTGAGCCGCTAGGCGGTCCGCAGAAGCCTCCTGGCTCATGCCTGCCATGAGCCCCGCTCCGACCGCTGCACCAGCAGCCAGACCACCAGCAGCCATGGCCGTTCGTAGGCTCTCCCTGGTGCGGTCTACGCCCCTCTGAAAGGCTGCATGGAATCGCTGGCCAGCCTCCTGGCCGGCACTCTGGGCGTCATTTACCGAGCCGTTGAAAAGGCTCCTCAGACGCTCTCCTACGCCCCTCAGACCGCTTGAGAACTGGTTGCCGTAGGAGTTGCCTGCCTGCCTGCCCTCTGAGCGTGCAGCGCTCGAACCATCGGCTAGCTGAGCCCTGATTTCCTGACCTACGTCCTGTAGGCCAGAGGTAATACCGCTAGCTAGGTTGTCACCCATGCGGTTGCCAGACGTTCTAGCGTCTGATTCGGCTCCTCGTAGAGCCCTTGTAATGCCTGCTGCTAGCTGGTTAGTGCTTGGCAGGATTGAGATATAAGCCGTACCAAGCTCATAGTTTGCCATAGGCTTGTTGCCTCCTTAGTTATTGTTGTTAATCACCACCCAAGCCATGACTGCATGTCTTCAATGGAGATAGCTCCCTTTCCGTACTTCTTCTCCGGTGCCTCAACACCAGGACGAGGAATAGGCTTTGGATAGTCCTTCTTGGCTCCCTGAGCCCTCTGCCAGTTGCCTACTGATAGAAGGTCTGCGTTATAGGCAAGTAGTTGCTCAGCAAGTCCCCACTCTGCTTCTTCTGGATGCATAGCCCTGAACAACGCAGAAGAGCGGGGTGATTGCCGAACGATTGCCAGCAAGTCACCCCACGTAAAGTCATCTGTTCCAACGTTTCGGAGTCTTAGACCTAGAGCGAGACAGTCATAGGCAATTGCTTCTTCGTACTTGTCGATAAGCTCAAGGAGGCCAAGGATTTCTGAGTAACTGGCTCCCTTAATCTTCTTGATTTCCTCATCAAGCCACAGAACAGCCGCCCGAAATTCATCAAGCGTCATCTCGTCTAGTTCTTCTAGAGACTCGTTGGTTAGAAGCCTCTCAACTAGGTCCCACTCATCAGGACGAGACTTGAGGAAGTCATTGGTAAGGAGGGAGGCCGCATCAGCTCTTAGCCTCACAGCTTCTCCCTCTCCCTTACTTGGCTGCGCTGTCTGCGCTGAATTCCTTCATGACCTTCTTAACGAATGCCTGGAACTGCTCTTCTGTCATCTCGTCTACAGCCTCACAGACAGCCTCTCCACCAAGGTCTTCAATGATGGTGAAGACAAGGTCAATCTCGTCACGACGTCGGTTAGCACGTAGCCAACGAGGTGAACGCGCTACCGAGAAGTCCTTCTCAAACTCGATTTCCTCGCCGTTGTGCTCAAACTTGAAGTTGCTCATTATGTTTACTGCTCCTTTTGTTAGTAGTTATTGGTTAGGCCCATAAGTAAGCCCCTCTCTACCGGGCCTTTAGGTAGTAGAGAGGGGCTGTTGGTTGTGCTTAAAACCGCCCGGATTAGGCAGTAACCCTACCGTCGTCAAGGTACTTGACAGCGTTAGCACCAAGGTCAGAGTCACGGAATGCCTCAACAGTTACCTCGTAACCAATGATGTCCTCGTCAGAGTAGGTAATCTCTCCAACCTCGGTAATCTGGCCGTTCGGTACGTAGATGCGAATACGCGCGTCACCATCCTTAACCTCAAAGACAAAAGCCTGGCGAGGAAGGGTGTCGCTGTTTACCTTTACCGCGTGAAGGGTTCCCTTGGTAGAAGTAGCCGCCGTAGTCGTTACGTTGTCCTTGCCGTAGACAGCCTTTAGAACCTCAGAGTTAAGGGTCTCAATGAAGGTGAATGAGTAGGTAACCGCAAAGTCAGTCTGTACAACCTTTACGATGTCACCGCCCCACGCCTTTACCTTGTCGGTAGAACGCTCAGCAGACTCCGTAAGACCATCCTCACCGACATAACCGGCACCCTTGAAAGCAGCGTCTAGAGCCGTAGTAGCGTCAGTAGGAGCCGTAGAGCCAAGAGGAGCCATTAGAACTCCACCAGTAGCCAGAGGCTTACCGGTTAGAACCTTGTTTGAATCAGTCATTTAGAAATGACCTCCATTTCGTTGATTAATTAGTTCTCCTCAGCCTTGGTGACCGAGGATGTTTCATTGGCTGCCTTAACAGCCTTAGCGCTCTCCACCTTCTTGGTAGACCTACGCTTACTTGGCACTTCTAGCCAACCGGCCGCAATATGTGCCTTGATTGCTTCCTTGTCGTCTAGTTCCTTGAACCAGTCAGGAACGTTTGGATTAACTAGCCTCATAGGGCAACTCCCTTCGTATCGATTGCTACGGAGAACTGATAACGAGGCGAGTCAGAGTCAGGGTCAGGGAAGTTGGCAGGACCGCCCACTTCTCGAACCTTGTAAACCCAAACTCCATTGACCTTCTCGCCAGCCATAGCGTTTACATACGCTCTCGCGTACTTGGCAAGGTCTGATGCCTCTACAGTCGTAGAGCCCCAACACTCAAAGGCAAGGACAGGCGAGTCAGCATTAAGCCTTAGCTTGCTGCCTCCCACTCTCGTTACCTTGATGAGCTTGCTCGGACGAGGGTTAGGAACCTTGGTCGCTACCGTGACACCAGGCATCTTGGCCTTTAGATAGGTCACAGCAAGAGCCTCAGCGTCCGGAAAGACAATTACCTCAGTCGCCATTAGCCGTCCCTCCTAGCGGCTGCTAGAGCCCTTAGAAGGGTGTTGTTCCTGGCGTTGTCTTCCCTGGCTTCTCGACTAGCCGTTACAACACCACCGCGTGAACGGCTACGTCCTGTCTGAACGTCTCCCTCGTAGCCTTCTCCTAGGTCATCAAGCATCTCGTCAATGACCTTTCGTAGAAGGGCTTCTACCTCGTCTGAGGTTCGTACTTCCTTAAAGCCCCTCATCTTCCATTGCATGCGCATTAGCCTTCCACCTTCTTCAAGTTGATTGAGACACCAGGCTTGAAGCTGAATGGGCCTGTATTCCAGTCGGCTAGGTTGCCCTCAATGGTGTATTCCTCGTCTCCGATAACCGCCCGGTCCTTAGCGCTTAGCTCAAGGCCAGGAGGAGCAAGAACGGTAAGGCCAGTGATGACAGCTTCTCGACCAGAGGAGAAGGGCTCTGTAGAGGACGTAGGGGCGATTGCGTATACGTCTACGTACTCAACCGGTCCCCAACCCTCTACGGGGTTTCCATGGGCGTCTGTAGCCCCTTCTAGGTACCTCTTGATGCCTAGCTTGTGCTTGGCCTTTAGATTCATGCTCGGAACCACCAACCATCTTCTAGGTAGCGGTTCACGTAGTAACCAGGGGTTGTGTCTACGCTGAAAGCCTTGCCCTTGTTGCTAGAAGCCCCTCGTAGCTCTCGCTTGTCGTCCTCTGTGAGGTACAAAGAACCAGGCTCTTCACCGCCATAAGTGGTGGTCTGCTGGTAGGGGCCGGCACCCATTTGGGCACTTCTAATACCGGCTGGATTGCGCAGATGCCTAATCACCATTCGTGCTTCTACCTTGGCCACTCGGGCTGTTGGTAGTTCACCGCTGTTAAGCCTTTCCTCTAGGTCTGGGAACTCCCTAAGGATGGTGTCTTCTGCGTCCTCAAGGAGAGTTGCAATCTGTGTCTCAGTCGCCGGAAGGTCTCCTTCGCTAATCCAACGTGTTAGAACGTCGTTGTATGTGGCGTATGCCATCTATTAGCCTCCCTTTTTAAGTTGATACGCAGAAGGGGCGAGTCAGTAACCCGCCCCTTTTAATGCGTGTGTGCGCCTGGCTTAGGCAACAGAGTTAGTGCCAACAATCTTGACAAAGTGGTCAAGGTTAGAAACGGCGAAACCAATCTCTACCTCAGCACGTAGGGCAAACATGTTGCGCTGGAATAGGTGAAGCGTGGTGCCGTTCTTATTAACGGAAGCCTGGTCAGACATAGAGACCTCAATGCCGTTTACGGTGCCGTATACAGCAGAAGTCCAGTCACCAGCGAAACCGAGAACCTCACCATCGTCGCCAGCCTCGTCACCCTTGTAGACGTTGCGAGAAAGGATGACAGGAGAACCAAGAACGTTAGAAACGCCATTCTCGGTCTGTAGGTTGCTCACGAATAGTGGGCGGTTGGTGCTGTCAGTAGCAGACAGAAGAACGCCACGGCCCTTTGGAGAGAGCACGAAACCGTTAAGGATACCGCCCGCATTGGCAATAGAAGCGTCTACGGCAACAAGGTCACCATAGGTGTTAGTCGCGTCTAGAGTCAGGGCAGGCGCACCGCTTAGAAGGTCAAAGTTGGAGCCTGGTGCAGAGGTAGCGTGGAATACGGTCTGGTCAAACTTCTTGGCTAGAGCCGCTGGTAGTCGGCGGGCTAGTTCCTCGTAAAGACCAGGAATGTCACGCTTGAACTCGTTCGAGAAGGTCTCGATTACGGCAATCTTGTAAGGCGTGATGCTCTTAGCGCTTACCGTAGAGTCGGAAACTGGCTTCTCGTCAGTCTCGTTTACCCAATCAGCCTCAGCGTCACCAGTCACCATTGGAACGGTTACGCCTGAGCCTGGAAGGTTAATCTTGCGGGCAAGCTGCATAACAGCGCTTGCCTCCTGGGCGTTACCCCAGATTTCATCAGAAACACTCAGGGGTAGAACTACACCAGAAGTGTTACGGGCCATGTTAGCCATATTTATCTTTCCTCCATGAAAGTTGGTTTGCCTGGGCATGCAAAAAGGGCCGCCGCCGAATTGGCGACAGCCCTTTAGGTGTCTAGGCTTGTTTATTTATTGGTGACGTTTAACGTCAGAATCCCAATGACTGAGCGAATAGCTCAGCATTGGAAGCAGTGCCAGAACCGTTGCGCTTACCCTGTGCTCGGTCTGGCTTAGGAGTCTTTACGGAACGCTCAGCAAGAGCGCTTGCCTGCTTCTCAAGGGTCTCTTCATCGGAGCCGGTAAGGAATAGCTCTACATGCTCCTCGGAGATGCTGTACTTAGTCGCAATCTTGTATCGCGTAAGGGCAAGGTTGGCTTCTTCAATGGCCTTTGTCTTCTCGGCTAGCTCAGCCTTAGAGGTCTTCTTAAGTTCCTCAAGGGCTTCCTTGGCTTCCTTTGCGTCTACTCGATGCTTTGCAGCTTCCTTACGTAGACCCTCTACGTACTCCTTTGTAAACTTGGTGTCGTCTGTCTCTTCTGACTTAGCCGCCTCGTTTTCCTCGGTGGCTTCCTCGTCAGTTACTTCATTGTTCTGAGTCTCAACCTCGTTGGACTCTCCCTCACCATTAAGCATGGTGTTCAAGGCATCATGTGCCTGGTTTACCTCGTTAGACATTGTCTGCTTAACCTCCTGGATTAATCGCTAGTATTAGGTCTCCTGGACCTTTGTTAATGTCTGGAATGCAAGAAAGGCACTGCCGTCCAAGGGAACCTGTCCCTCTTAGGCAATGCCTTTCGCATATGTGTTAGTGCTTCTGCTTCGCAACCTGTAGGTCTACGTAGCGGTCGTAAAGTTCATCCGGAGAATAACCGGCCGGATATTCGTCGCCATCCCACATAGGAATGATTTGGCAGTCACAGTGACCATGGAATCTCTTGGTCTCGCCAGCCTGCTTAGCGTTGGCATAGACAGCACC